TTCTTCCTGTCCCTCGTGAAACTCGTGACAGTCATTCAAACCAAGGGTCTCGCCCTTGGCTCTTAAAGCCTCGGCATCAATACCAAGATTCTCCAATATAATTTTGTTTAATTGAGACCTCGTCGGGATTTGAGAAAATAATTCTATAGCATCTTCTCCACCACTTTCCCTGTATTGGTAGACCCAAACATGAGACCTTATTTTTTTCTCTTCATATTTATATGTCATGTACAATAAACCCTCTTCTCCTTAACTGTTCTTCCCTCTGTCACATCCACACCCATCAAAAAGGCATTTGCTTCGGCTTCTGAATTAAAATGATATGTGTTCGGTTTCTCGTCTTCAGGATCAGGCTCATCAAATGTAATCGTTACACAAGTCTCTTCCTCTTCTACGCTTTCAGTTAAAATGTAGCCCTCGGATTTTGCCTTTGCTTCGAGAGCATCTGTACACGCATCAAAAATGTCCTCGTTTTTAAAATAGGCGACTTCACACGCCCAAGATATATTCTCACTCTCAAAGTAAACTCGAACTCCCATCTCTTATCTCCCTTCCAGAAAATCTGTTAAGCTTTGAATAGAATGCATCGCAAGCTCATTCGAGATCTCGTCATTCACTCTATCATAAATGTCCACGTTGGATGTGCCGTGCTTATCTGACCACTCCTCTCGGCTCATCCACGTTGCGTCCTCTTCCATACCAATCAACCAATCTTTTATCTTACCCATGTGGATACTCCTTCGCATATTGAATGGCACATTCTGCGGCTGCAAAACATATCTCTACCTCTTTGGCTGTCATTTGAGATGCGAAAAATTTCGCCATCTCTTCGCACTCTTTTACCTTTGCCTCGTCAGTCCCTGTAACAGCGAGTTGTAATGCGAGTGTAAAAGCGTCCGACGTTGTTTTAATATCCATTTTCCCTCTCCTTTGGATTTCAGTATTGCGTACAATAAACGCAGAAAGGGCGACCCTGTTTCCAAGGTCGCCTATTCAACATCAATCGTAATCACCCCCTACTTCCTCTGTTAATTCATAATTCTCCTTGAGACGATCATTCAAAGCTGTCTCTAACTCTCTCCAATCAACTTGAGCCAAAGCAGTATTTAAAAGATCTTGTCCCAATCCTGAATGAACTTTACCCTCAATGTGGATCTCTTCTATAGTATCAAGGACTAGATCCTTGATATCATCCATGTGAATGTCTGCACCATCGTGGTACTCATCTTTGAAATTCTCAAACATATCGTCCATCATCCAAAGACCCACGAGCCACGTCTCTCGGTTCTTCCAACCATTAACCTCGGTCATTCTGTTTCTCCCTTTGTTAATATTGAGTATGCCTCTTTAATAATTAAAACTAAGCCATCAGATAAGCCTATACCTTCTAGCTCTTCACGTCTTTTATCTGCCCACTCTATTAATTGATCTTCTGTCATTATTTTTCTCCCTCTACTTCTTTATATTCACCTTGGTCGTTTAGCTCGTATTCTGATACCCAACTCCAAATCTCCTCATCATCTTCCTCATCCTCTTTTATCATTTGATTTAGTTTATCATCGGCAATTTTTTTATTAGTAAAGATGCCACAATCTTTTGTAATGATAGGACCATGTTCGTCCCAACTAGACCAAACTATATATTCTTTGTCATTATTTTTACTCCTGATTAAAATAGAATCACTTCTCCTATGTATACAACTAAACCACAAGTAGAATATTATTGCAAGCGTCTTGAGACAGAGTGACACTATAGGGCAATCTCACAAGAAAAAAAAATTCAAAAAAGTTTTTCAAATATGCTGTCTCAAGTGTCTCACTGTCTCCAACTCATACAAATAAGGTGCTTATAGGCGAAAAAGCAGAGACAATGTTGAGACAGAGAGACAGTAAATGTGGAAAAACCCCTATATATGAAGTTTTTTATTTTTCTGTTTTCTGCAAAAAGGACGTTTTGAGACAGTTTGCTGTCTCCGAACTCTTGATTTTTGGAGGTACTGTCTCTACTATTCTTGTGTAATTTGTACAACATTTGGAGTTTATCGAATGCCGTCTATTAAAAAAAAGATTGAGGAAAAAAATAACAGGAAGTTGACCAATCGACAGATCACGTTCTGTGAATACATTGTCGAGGGAATATATTCTAATAGTGAATGTGCAAGGAAGGCAGGTTTTGCTATAGACATTGCACACGTCCAAGCCTCAAAACTTTTGAACGGCAGGGAATATCCCCACGTCGTAGAATATATTACCGAGCTTCGAGAAGAAAAACAGAGGCGGTACGGCGTCACAACTTTGGGTCAACTCGAACGGCTGCATAAATTGTCTCTCAAAGCTGAAGATTTAGGGCAAATGAGCTGTGCCGTGAATGCGGAGAAGATTAGGTCAGCGTTAGGCGGATTAACAATCGATAGGCGTGAAACAATTAATACTTTGGATCAACTTTCTAGAGATGAAATTACTGCTCGTTTATCTCAACTCCAGAAACAATACCCCCAAGCTTTTGTGATAGATGCAGATTTTGAAGAGGTAAAAAAAGATGCCAACCGAGTCGAACTTTTGGAAGCAATTGAAAAGAAACCTACCGAAGAAAACATTTCTTCAAAGAGTTGAGAATAAAAATGGGGGCGGTGTCCCTGATGTTTTTGCTTTGGTAGATGGTTTACCTGTTTGGCTTGAATTAAAGGTAAGCAAAAATAATAGGGTAATTATTAGTCCTCACCAAATTGCGTGGCATATGTCATATTTCTCAAAAGGTGGGAAAAGTTTCTTCTTAGTTAGAGGTGCTTCTGCCAAGGATCTATATTTGTTTGGAGGTGAGCATGGATCGGAACTCTTGCGACTTGGTCTGCCCCTTTTAGAGGATCAAGGTTCGAGGTTCGAGGATTTTGCGACTTTGTTCGAGACCTTGCGAGCCGATCTGCGACCTTATTATAATTCGCTTTGATCTTGCGACCTTGTGCGATCCTTTTATAAGAGCTCTTGCGACTTGGTCGTCGCTTTTAAGTATGCAAAAATTTAGGTAAAAAAAATGCCCGACTCAAGGTCGGGCTAGTTTGGAATCAACTCTTACTATTCTTTTAATACTCCCAAGCTATTGTAGTGTTCATATACTGAATTGTTAAAATGCTGTTTTACATCTTCTATCATTAGTTTTTTAACTGTTAAGTACCAATTAGTACTTGCCGACTCTTTATTGAATGGGACTTGATTAATTATGTTATAGTTATTATCCCACGCCGTGGTATCAATATCTAATGTTATAGATAGTTCAATTTTCATTTCAAGACTCCTATACTATTATATTTGGGTAAACGTGCCAGAACCAAACTGTAAAAGCACCAATTAGAAAGGCGGAGCTTAAAGCTCCGACCCACCATAAAACGTATATAAATTTTATAAGCTTACTATTCATTTTCTCGACTCCTTTAATGCAATACTATTGCTATTGATTTTTTAGTTTTGGTAGCAAGCCCACCGCATAACTTGCAGCTATCGCAAGTCGTTCGCTGGCCGGCCTCTTTTGATGCAGGACAAAGAATCTCGTTTACCTTGTCGATATCACTTACACTGTTAAGTGTTCTAAAAGTTCTCGATCCTTGGCCCCATAAAGCTCTAGCTTGTTCTAAATCGTCGGCCGATTGCATGGCAATATCCGGCCGGAATCCTATTTGGTGCGTATATGCTAAGTGAGACTTACAATTGCTTAACAATTGGTTCCATACGAAACTTGGCACCGCTGCCGGATCCCCATAGGTGCCAAGCCTAACAACTCGACCGCTGCCAAGAGTCTTGCGACCACTGGCATTGTTTGCCATAGGATAAACGCCGCGAGTATAGGCCTTATATGTAATCAAGACTCCTTGTCCTAAGTTTACATAGCACGTTCTCTTAACAGCTATTTTTCGGTTAGGGTCGTTAGTTGGAGTCCCTCTATGAATGCAAGTACCGCATATAGTGGAGTCTTGTCCGGTCTTACTAGCGAGTCGCGGGTCGATTCCATCAACTAAAATATACGTTTGCAATACGCCGCCGCCGTTTGGGTCGGTCGTCTTAACATTACTTTTTGTTAAGGTCGCAATAACAACAATGGGTTTATTATCTATTAATGATTTGCCCTTATATATGATTCCATTTTTCATTATGATTCCTTTTCTAATAAAAATCTTTCGATATAACTATTCTAATAAAAATCTTATGCAATGTAAACAACAAAGCAACAATTGAAAAACAATAATCCTACAATACAACAATGACTCCGGCCACCGCTGGGGTTACTGTTGCGATTTACTTTTAACGACGTGACTCGACCGCGACTCCCAATCCCCCAAATACGGGACGGGCGAAAAATTTTTATACCTACGGTATTGGTATTCTAGATTCATTCAGATATAATTCCATCTGGGTTCTCAACGGCCCGAGGACCAAGGTCCGAGATCCAATC